TTCTGGTATGCAAGCAGACGAAGCTGGATCTGAGGCAATCCTGATCTTAGAAGAGAGAGACACCAATAGGCTCTTTGAAAGAATGCGTTCAGGATATATTCAGAATGAGCGTACTCGTGGTGCGTTCCTTGATGTTGTTCCCAATATGAATAACACCATCATCAACATAACCGAGAAAGGAAATTATGTTATCCCAGATGATGAGGCTGAGTCATTAGTGAATGACTACAAGGATGTCTTGAAGTCAGATCCAACCGCAAAAGCAAATGAGTTTATCACTGCTTATGGCATTAGAGATCCAAAAGTCAAACAAGCAATCAGGGATGTCCAATACAATGTAGAGAGGCAGAACTGGTATCCTAACACCGAGGAGCATAAAACTCGTCTTCAATGGGTCAGTGCAACACTTAAAACCACACTTGGAGAAATGCAACCAAGCGGGGGAGCATTAGCATCAATTAGTGGACTGACAGAAAGGGAGAAGAGACAACAATATTTAACCGATGCGTACATTACAGAGCAAGAGCAGATGTATACAGAGGAGATGCGTAAAGCTTCACAATTAACTACAGACAAAGAAGCATTCAAGAAGGACGAGAGTGATGGTGACAAAAAGCACAGGGAGTTGCTTGATAAAATCAAAACAAACTACAAGGAGTATTTTGAGCTGCGATCACAAGAACTGCAATCCAGCAGGGAGAAAATAGGCGACCGTTTTGATTCTGTTGAGCCACTGACAAAGAAGGATAATGATACGCAAAAGAAGTTTGAAGCTGCCATAAAAGAAGAATTACAAATCGCCCCAGTGTTTAATCCCAAGGAACTGCTACCATTTGGTTTTCTTACGTCAAAAGAACGTCTTACAGACCTTGGGCAGTTGCAAAAAAACCTGAAAAACACAGGAAGTCGGGTAGACGCATTTGCATATCTTAAAGGATTGGAACAATTAAATAAGGATGGTAAGATTACAAAAGAAGCTGCTGATCTGTATAATGATTACATGGAGATGATGCGGAAGACGTATGGTTATTCTGACATTTCAGAAGTACCAAAGAATAGCAAACTACCTTTAACTGTTCCTTACTGGAGTAATCAGGATAGTGTAAAGAGATACATCCAAAGAGCTTCACAGCAACTGGAGTCATATGAAGAACAGAACCACACGATTGAAGAACTTGATAGGTATCCAAACCTTATTGAGTTATTTACTAAGTTAAATATTCCTCCAGATCGGGATATACTAACACAATTTTACAAAACTCAGATGAAGCTTTTAGAGCAGAAGGAATAAAATATGTCGAGTCTATTTGAAGAGATGGAAAGGCAGAGGAAGTTAGAACGGGTACAGGAAATCACCCCTGTTACCGAGAGTCCTACACCTATCCTGAATCGACGCATTCAACCTACTCCCTTGAGTGAGGCACGGAACGATCCATACACACAGGAGAATGCTCCTTGGTCAGCAAGAGGTGCTGCACTTGGCGTAGGTCGAACATTAGGCAGGATTGCGATTCGTCCAGTAGAAGATATTTACAATGCAGCTAACGAGGTATTTCAATTTGGCGAAAAGGCAGAATGGGATGAAGCGTTATTTGGAGATCCTGTAAACAACGCAGAGGAGATTGCTTCCGAGGTAGGTAGCTTTTTAGTTACCTTTTTACTCCCTGGTGGTGCGATTGCAAAAGGTGTAACCGCAGGTGCTAAGGCGGCAGGAGTTACCGCAAAGACAGCAAAGATTACAGCAACTCTCAGTAAGACAGCAAAGGGTAGGAAGGTCTTAAAATACACTGCCATTGGTGCGGAGGGTTCAATCGCTGGTGCAGTAGCAGATTACCTTAGTTCCGATACAGGAGATGAAACAGGATTAGATGCTATTCGCACAAGGCTCATGGACACAATGCGAGGTGCTGTGATTGGTGCAGGTCTTAATGTCGGTGGTCACTTTCTGAGGCGATACGTTGGTAACAAGATTCAAATCCTACGGGCAAGAAAGGGATTAGCCAAAGCAATCGAGAAAGGTGCAGATCCAACAAGGGAGTTGGATAATCTTGGAAAAGCACTTAAAGAGGAGCAGAAGCTAAAGGGTGATGTCTTCCAAGAGACATTAGCAATGGATAACATGGTCGATGACATCGACATAGATAATCTTGGCAAACGTAAAGCTAGGGTGATAGATACACCAGACGGGCCAAAGGTTACAACTCCTGCACGGGATGTAGAAGACACATTACCACCACCGCAAGATGAGGTGATAGATGAAGTCGATGAGGAGATTTACAAAGCAAAGGAAGAGTTGCGTACCTTTATGAAGTTGGGGCAACCATTGTCTGACCAGATCAATGACTTGGTAGCTTTAACAAAGAGTTGGAATAGTAAGTTTGATCCAATCTTCGCAAAACTCGCAGCACAAATAGATGCACTTAAAAAAAATCTCCCAACACCAGAGCAGGAAGCAGCACTAAGGGAAACAATTATCGGGATGGAGTTGCGGTTGGAGCAGCACAAGATACTCATGGAGTATCGAGCAATCGCTGGTAACATTGCAGGGAAAAACCTACGGGCAAATCGAGGGGATGGAGCAGACTTCTCAAAACCATTTGAGTACAAAGAGGGTGCAAAGAAACGTATCGCTGCAATTGATGCACTCTTGGACTTTATTAAAAAGACCAGACGTGGTGAAAACATTAACCAGGATTTAGTGGATGAACTGCAAACCAAAATCACCACCATTGACCAGATCGCAAAAACGGGAAAGCTGGATGTAGGGTTACGTAAGACGCTTGAAGATACACAGGAGTCAGCAGCAAAGACTATCTGGGAGCAGTACAAGAAGGAAATTACAGAGGATGTACTGAAGCACCTAACACCATCAAAGGCAGGACAGAAGGCTTTGTTGGATCAATTCTCTAAGGATGTATCTAATGCGATTAAAGACATTCCTGATGTAGCAAAGGAAGAGAAGGTTGTTCGCTCCGCACTTGAAGTGATTGAAAACCTCATGGCAAATCCTGAGAAGATCAAGGAAGGCATAGAGGAAGCAATCGCCAAGATCGGGAAATCAAAGCTACCAGAAGAGGTTAAGGAGAGTGCTATTGCTAAACTCTCAGAGGTACTGGAGGGGCAGGTAGCTAAAGGATTTTTTGAAACATTACCATCATCACGAAAGCTTGTAGACACACTGATAAAGCAACAACTGGACAAGTTGGGTGTTAAAATTCGCAGGGCAGTCGCCGAAGGGAATGAAGTAGAGTTAATAGAGGAAGTGGTTGCATCTATCAAAAGCATGACAGGACTGCCAGCAGATAAAGCCCTGAGACTGGAGCAAATGGTGCGTGAGCAGTTAGGCGACACAATATCTGACATACGTGATGCGACCATACGGAAGTTTATTACAAGCGAACTTTATCAGAAATTCATGCTGTCTGGCGAGATTGCGGAACTTGAAGATATGGCAGGAAGACCGATCAATGAGATCAAAGAGTACCTCATGTCAGTAGCTAAACAACGCAAGCAAACTCCTGATGATATAAAGTTTCTACGCAAACAACGGGACGCAGCTAAGGCAGAGTTAGAAAAGCAGGTAAACAAAGAATATTTTGTAGAACTATTGAAGCGGCTCAATGATATACAGGAATACCAGACCAGTACCATGAGTCCGTTTGCATTGACTATGCACCTATTGGAGCAATGGAGGTACAATGTCGGTTTGTTGCAATCTTTTAAGACATACTTCATAGGCCCAGTCAGTGCCATAACTATGTTAGGTGTGCAACCTATCAAGGAAGCAATCAAGACATCCTATAAGACCTTCAAGAAGTCAGATAAGACTGGGTTTGTTGCTAAATTAGCACAAAGCTTACGATATGGGGTTACGGAACTGACCAGCACTTATGAGTATTTTGCTAACTTTACAGACAGTTGGCAGTTGATGGTGAACACATTCAGGAATCGTGGTTTCTCTGTATTTAATCCAAAGTCTGTCAATAGACACGCAGAGTATGTAAGCAATGCGATGGACAAGAATGACCCTACGCAACTTATGTTTAAGGACAGAAAGATGCTGAAGGAGATGATACGCATGTATGGAGATGATACACCAATCGTCAGGAGTAAGGTGCGTAAATTCTTTGACGATCTTGCAGATGGGACACCAGAGAATGGTTTTGGCAAAGCCTTGGATGTGATCTTTTCCCTGAGTCAAAGGGTTATGGGAGCATTGGATGACCCTACCGCACTACTGGCAACGAGACGGGCATTAAGAGCAAGACTTACAAGGGAAGGGCTTAGTCAAGGTTTAGATGGTGAAGACTTAGCAAAGTACATACAGGAAGGATTTGAAGATAACATCTCAAGGGCAGGTGGTTATCCAATGTGGAGAGGTGTTGAAGAAATGCACGAGATTGAACAACTCGGTCTGGCAGTTTCCTTCCGTGCGGATTACACAGACCAATTCCTGAGTGCAACAGCACGTTCATTTGCTAACTGGTCACGTCATGGGCATGATGCTAATACGAACTTAGCTAAGATTTCAGCACGTTGGTCAGTGCCATTCATTAAGACACCAACGGCAGTGCTTCAATTTATGGTTGATTACTTTCCTCCGATGGCAGCATTGCGGTCTGTTAAGTTTGCAGCAAAGCAATCTCCACTACATGAGGCAAAGAGATTAGCAACGGAGAGGCTGGAAGATGCTATCAATATTAAGAGCAAGGCAGTCACCAAATCCCAACGTGAGGCAGCAGAAGAAGCGATTGCTACTCAAAAGGAATTGCTTGAAGGTATAGAGGATAAGCTATTTGAGTACGGTGCAGAAGTACACTCGACGCTTATCATGGCAAGTGGGTTGGGCATATTCCTAAACTATTTAGCAATATCAGGCACTATAACAGGCTCAGGGGCATACCTACCCAAAGATATGCGGGAAAACATGCGACGAGCTGGGTACAAGTTCAATTCCATCAAGATAAATGTTGCAGGGAAAGAAATCATTATGGATCACACAAGGCTTGAGCCATTTACCGCATACTTATCTGCTTATGCAGATTATGCCAACTGGCGAGCGTTGCAGGAACTTTACCCTGAACTAGAAGATGACATTAACACACTTGCTGGCATGACGCACCAGTATATGATTGAGCAACTTGGTAACAAATACTTTATAAAGGGGCTGTTTGAGTTGATACGCCCTATGGTGGATGAGGATTTCACATACATAATGACAGCAAGCTCCTATCTTGAGTCATTGTCACCCAGGGCATTAAGAGAAATCAATCTAATCAATGAGGAGTTTGAGAAGCAGTACGTTACCGCCGCTGATAAGCTTTACCATCGAATCACTGGACTCTCTACAGGTACATACCTACGCAACGCATTAGGAGAGAAAGCTGATAGGAAGTTCTCACAGGAAGGCATTATTAACTTCCTTAGTCCTATTACTATAGAGGAAGCAAAGTCTGACCCGATCCTTGGTGAAGTTAGTAGATCATGGGGCAAGATTGGTTACCTGCGGGAGTATAAAAAAGAAGGCATACAAACAAGGGATTACCGCAATGAGGAGGGAGAAACCTTGTATAACCGCTGGATGGACTCTATACAACATGAAGCACAACGAAAAGAATTGAAGGAACTGTTCAAGATGCAAGTATACAAAGATGCACCACCACTTTCCGATGACCCCCAAGTACAAACTAAGGCAGATCTAATCAATAGCGTTATCCGTTGGTATAGAAATGACGGATGGGAGCGACTGAAACAAGATAGATCTTCAAAGTCGTACTATAATACAGACGGGAACTCATGGAAAGATGACATCGGCTATAAAGAATATAGCCCGAAAACTTACCCAACACTTGAAGAATTAGGAGCATTTTAATCATGGCAATATTCATAGACTACACAGGCAATGGTACAAGGACTGACTTCCCTTTCAGTTTCCCATACCTACAAGAATCACACGTCATCCTTGACATTGACGGCACACAGTACGACACATCCAGTACAGGCGGAACAACATTTACCATTGAGTCGGGGCCAGTTGTTAGAGTAAATACTGCACCTGCAAACGGTGCGGTCATTCGCATATATCGCAACTCAAGAGGATTGAATAACGATGACCTTGATGCCTTGTATGACTTTACGGACGGTTCTGTCGTTACCGAGGATCAGCTCGATGGGATCTACTTACACAATCTGTACTTAGCACAGGAAAGCACCCAGGAAAAGATCAATAGCATCGGAGCGGCAGCAGGGAGTGTATTGATTTACGATGCCACTAATAAGAATTGGAAAGTGTTGCCACTAAACCTACAGTATGACGCTACGAATGATACGGTAGGTATTGGTGGTGCGGCAGCAACTGACTACAAACACAAACTACATGGTGATCTGCTTGTTGAGCAAACGGGAACTGCCAATGGTGCTGTTGTGACTATTCAAAATACCGATGCCACAAATGACGATGCTGTGCTGATTCTAGCATCACAAGATCCAAAAGTACAGCACTATGATACAAACGGATCAACTGATAAGAAATATTTCTTAACAAAGTACGGTGATGGAACTTTAACTTTCATTGCCCAAAATGATGACGGCGGTGAAAAAACAAAGATCCCACTAAGGTTGGTAGAGAATGGCTCAACTATTCTTGGAGGTGAGTCATCTGATGGAGCAATTGGTGGTTATACTCATACAATCTATGGTGACATTATCATGCAAGATGATAGTACTGAGGCTACACTTACCGTACAGAATACAAATGCAGGGGAGTATGCCGCAGTATTGCGGTTGATTGCAGATGCCCCTACAGTAGTTTGGAACGACGATGGTGGAGCGACAGACCAGAAATTTTTACATGCTGGCTTTGGAACGGGATCTTTGGATTTTACTTTCTACAGTGATGCAGGTTCACCTTATGCGATTCCACTCCAATTGACTACGGATGGTTCAGCGGCTGGAGTTAAGCTTAATGCACTACCTACGTCAGACCCTGCTGTAGCTGGGCAGTTGTGGAAGAGTGGGGGCTTTATTATGGAGGGTAGTGCTCCAGCGGCTCTCAATACCTTGACTGATGTAACTATCACTACGCCAGCGTCAGGACAGTTTCTAAAATGGAACGGGTCAGCGTTTGTTAACTTTACCCCCACCCTTCAGGATCTATCGAATGTAGCATCGGGGACTCCCAACAACTTAGATATTCTTCAGTACAATGCAGGATCGGGGGAATATGAGGCCATGTCCAGGTACGCCTATGATAGTGGGTGGATTACTGAGCTTGCTTCTGGAGGTTCCCCTGTTACTTTAGCAGCTAACGCTATAGGTTACGAGACCCTCAGTTTAGATCAGGCCACGTATTTCCCTTTTGAAGTTGTTATCTGGGGGAGATCATCTTCTATTCCCGAGGACGTTTACAGAATAGTAAGTGCTGTAGCTCAAGGAAGTGTGACAAATACAGTAGGTGCCCATGTAAGGTATGAAACAGATACCAGAAATTTATTTCTATTTCTTCAAGACCTTGCAGTGTACCATGAAGCATCTTCAGGATTAGCAAACTCACTTGCCTGGGGGTTTATTGATGAGATCCGCATAACAATCTCCCGTTAAAGTAAGTTTAGGATAATGAGCAATAACCGAAAGAAACTAGAAGAACTCCACACCGTAATCTGTGAAAGTCTCACGGAATCCATACAACTGATGAAAGGTATGGAACCGAAAGACCGCAATGCAGCACTCTACAATGCAGCAATCGGACTACTCAAGAACAGTGGCGTAAAGGCAGACGTGGAAGATGACAACAGTGCGGCAAGGGAACTACTGAAGTCACTACCATTCCCGTCACAGGAAGAGAGAGAGCAGGACCAGGCATTCGGATAAGTGAACGTAGCACCAGAACTGAAGGACTTTAAGAACTTCCTGTGTCTTATCTGGAGGCACTTGCTGCTACCTGACCCTACACCAATCCAGTATGACATTGCCGACTTCATGCAGAACGGGCCTAAACGTTCGGTAGTAGAAGCGTTCAGAGGCATAGGGAAGTCCTGGATATGTTCTGCATTTGTAGTACACCAACTGTACCTTGACCCATCGAAGAACATCCTTGTTGTCTCTGCATCGAAAACACGTTCCGACGACTTCAGCACCTTCACACTGCGACTGATTAACGAGATACCGCTGCTCCAGCATCTTCGTCCAAAGGCAGATCAGCGGTTTTCCAAGATAGCATTTGATGTTGGACTTGCTCCACCTGCACACGCTCCTTCCGTAAAGTCACTTGGTATCACCAGTATGCTTACAGGGAGCCGTGCCGACATAATTGTTGCTGACGATATTGAAGTGCCGAACAACTCCATGACACAGGGAATGCGGGATAAATTGGACGAGCAGGTAAAAGAGTTTGATGCTATCTTAAAACCTCAAGGTGATGTACGGGTAATCTTCCTTGGCACTCCACAATGTGAGGACACAATCTACAGCAAGTTACAGAAGAGAGGCTACACTGCCCGTATTTGGCCTTCACAGTACCCTTCACACGAGAAGGCACACCAACTCTACGATAACTCACTTGCACCCTTTATCGTCGAAGGTATTACCGATAAGACCATAGGCAACAGTACGGAGCCGACACGCTTTCCTAGTAGCGACCTTGAGGAACGGCGACTTAGCTATGGTAACAGTGGATATGCCCTGCAATTCCTACTCAATCCGAGGCTCAGTGATGCAGACAGATACCCGCTCAAGATCAATGACCTGATCGTTACCAATATTGACAGCGAGCTTGCACCGCAGAAGCTAATATACGCACAAACACCTGACAACGAATACCGTGACTTGCCGTGTGTTGGCTTTAATGGTGACAGATTCTACAGACCTGAGAGCAGAGTCGGTGACATGATACCGTACACAGGCTCAGTATTGGCGATTGACCCATCAGGTAGAGGTCGGGACGAAACAGGCTATGCGGTATGCAAAATGCTAAATGGATTTATATACACACCTGAATGTGGAGGCATTAAAGGTGGCTATGAGAAACCAACATTGATCGAACTTGCCAACATTGCCAAACGCAACCAGGTAAACAAAGTTATCATCGAGGCCAACATGGGTGACGGTATGTTCACGGAACTACTCAAGCCTATCCTGCACAGTATATATCCATGTGGCATTGAGGAAGTGCGACACACAAGGGCAAGCGGAAGCAAAGAGCAAAGAGTCATCGACACACTGGAACCTGTACTTGCACAGCACAAGCTTGTGATAGATCCACAAGTAATCAAGCATGACTACAATACCATTCAAGCCTACCCTGTAGAGCAGAAAGCATCTTACTCATTGTTCTACCAACTCTCACGAATCACCAAGGACAGAGGCTCACTTGTGCATGATGACCGATTGGAGGCATTGGCAATGGGAGTGAACTATTGGGTGCAAGCAATGGCACAAGATCCTGAGAAGAAAATGCAGGCCCATAAGAAAAAGCTACTTGACAAGGAGTTAAAAGATTTCATACGAATGGCGACAGGACGCAAAAAAGGACAAAGGAAAGCGTCTTGGATAACCATCTAACAGAAGGAGAAACTATGGGAATGTTTGATACAATTTTAGTTCCGTGTCCTACGTGCGGCGAACGCTCTCAGTTCCAAACGAAAAGCGGTGACTGCCTATTGGATTGCTGGAATCTTGAAGATGCTCCAGAAGATGCAATGCTGGATGTAAACCGCCACGCACCAAATGAGTGTGAGAAATGTTGCACAAGTTTTGAAGTCAGGTCTGGGAAGTCTGTTTCTGTTAAAAAGCAATGAAACAAGCAGAGCAATTTGACCTAGGATGTGACGAAATCCTACCCCCCTACTACGACAGCAGCGGCAATAAGTACCCGTCATTTGAGAAACTGGTTGATGCTTGCTGCCACTACTTCTATTCACGGACAGGCAAGGATGGATTACCACGCTTGAGACGGGATGGCAGAGGCAACACTGTTTCCTACAGACCCAAAGAAGAGGATGAGGAGTAGACTTAAGGCACACTGCCTATGCTGGTTATATGTATCGGGTCGTCGTCGCA